TTGTGCCTGTAAAAATCATAACTATCGGAAGTGAAGTGTAGTTTAATAGCCAGATATAATGTATAAGCGTCATAACTGTTCATATAGGTAAAACTGCTGTACTTGATCGCTCAACCAAGTTCAGTTTTTCTGCCTCTGCTTTTATTTTTTCTTTTAATGGTTTGTTGATTAAGGGACCTACAGACGCTGTGTCTATATCATTATCTTCACAATAATGCAATACAGCATCCAGGTATGATATTCTTTTGTCTTTTACAATGCCCTCTATAATAAGAGCAAACTTTTTACTATTCATCAACATCAGAATTTTCTTACTATGTGTTTTCTTAATGCTCTTGTTAGTTCTTCTATTTTATCTATGATACTAATTAAACTTGGGTCTGTAATATAAGTTTGTTCTGCTTTTAGTCTATCATATTCTTTTAACGATATTGTTACTGTTGATTGCTCATTCTCATAAGTCATATCATGCTCATGGGAATCTCTTTCTATATTTTCACTCATAATTTACCTCACTTTATAATAATATTATATCACAATATACTTATTTGTCAAGCTCATAATGATTTAACTAATTCCTTGACTTCTTCCCAAGTATTGTAGCAATCAAACTGAAATTGAAGCCTGGGTTTGTTTGTCGGACTAACCGAGTGTGGTTGAATACCTGTGTTTAATATAACAATAGACGAAGGATATTGATACGTAAACGCAATATCTGTAAACCAATTGTCAATACGTTTATTAGTATTTTTCGGTGTTGTATGAAAATTTATTGCTTGTGGCCAAGAAAGTGGAAACGTTATAGAAGTATTCCTATAGGTATCAATATGTCGTAATAGTCCTGCATTAGTATAATCACCACAAACTAAATTGTAACCAGCAAATCCTGTGCCTTTATCAGCGTCTATATAATTAAAATTCATCTTAAAGTCTTTAAATACATTAAGATAATGTTTTACTATTGGTTCTTCTAATAGTTTCTTATCGTAACACACCTCTTGTGGTGATACGTTTCCATGTGAGCTTGTATAGATTTGAAATTCATATTTGTCGTATAATTTTAAGAAATCATCAGGATTAAATTTTACTTGTGGAAGTTCTATTACGAAATCACTTATGTTTATTTTATTATTCATATCAATATACGATAGTTTTTCTGTTACTAGGAAAACTATCAAACCCTTATAGCAGATTAAGCTGCCATTGCAAAGTTATTGTTTGCGTTTATAAGGACTATAAGGTAGTCAACCAATTAACTCCAGTATGTTTTATCTGTGAATCGATCCTAACTCTACCCCCTAAATTTCATTGTTTAGATGGTGGAGTAGCCGAGAATTGCACTCGGGTCTTCTACAGGTATTATCATACCTTCTACGTTAAATTCTATAAGTTAAGTCCTGGTCTGTATTCTTCCATAATCTTAGGATTTAATTGTAAATTAAATGTTCTAAAAATTACGCATACGTCACTACCAGTAGGTGTGGTAACAGTTGCAAATGTTTCGCCGTTGTCTTTATTTAAATAATAAACTACGATATAAACTACCGTACCATCTTTATCACCACCCTCTTTGCCGTAACTTATAGAGAGAGGTGTAAAACCTTTGTCATTCGCCCAACGATCAATTTCTTCAGGTGCACCACAGACTACAGGTACTTGATCCCAATAGAAGTTGTACTTTTGTATATCTGACTCTTCAGCAATCGTTACACTTGTTAACAATAATAATCCGAGTATAGATAGTAATAGTTTTTTCATAGTTAGCTTTCTTTGCTAACTATTTATACTATTTCTTTCAAAAAAATCTTTCGTATGTTTATAAAACAGCTCTTGGTGTTTTGCAATGCTTTCTGGACCATGTATCCACTCTTGTACAAACCCGTCTTCACAGGCAGCCAAAATAACCGTTTGTTCTATCTTCTTATCAGGATAGATTTCTTCAAACATTTTAGCATATGCTGAACATTGTAAGAAGTTACCATAGTTGTAATCTTCATCTCTTTGTTTTGTACTGGTCTTAAAATCAATTACAGATAGTTTGCCTTTATATTCAGCAATACAATCTACTTGACCTGCAACACTAATCTCTTTTGAATATAGATATTCTTCTACACAATGGATGTTATCAAGTCTAGCAAGATAAGGTTTAATAATTCTAAACAGGCCTAGTGGTGTCACAGCTGTGATACCCATAGACTTCTCATCTTGGTTACTGATATGATTTTCTATTAATGTGTGAGTTGCCTTACCTCTATTTATAGCAGAGGCAGATATGTAGTTGGCCATCTTCTCACCAACTGCATTACGCCAACCTTCAATCTTTACTTTTCTTTCGGGAATCGCACCTAGAATAGAAGTAACAGAAGGCATATTAATACCATCAATAGTATAATATCTTATACCATCTTGGTTCTTACCTTTTACACCTAAAGATTTAGGTAGTTTTTCTTCATTCAGTTTTACATAATTAAACGCCATAATATACCTTCCGTTAAATATTATATAATCATTATATCACTTTTTACAAGATTAGTCAAGCACCTATATACCTTTCTGCATATATTGTTCTATAATCTTGTCTTGCTCTATTTTTTTGTCATCATTAAGACGTTCAACAGCTCAGCTAGGGTCATACGGTTCGTATACCGTTCTACCTTCATCATTTCTGTATGCTCTTAATACTTGCTTTCTATTTTCTTCAGCATTCTTATATGAGCAATGTACCCAACCACTATTAGGTTCATCTGGATTATGAAACTCTAATATCAGCTGGTCAAAATCTAACGAGTCAATGATGTATTTTGCTAGTTCAGCATTCGGCACGCCAAAGATTTCAAAATCAGCGGCTTGGCCTTTTGCGTGCTGTGATTTCGCACTTGAACCTATTTTTAAACATAGTTCAGGACTTCTATATCCTGAAGATACAGATACCACTTTGCCATAATGTTCTCTTACTTTTTGTAGAACATTATCACATAGCTTCTTTAAGTTATCCATATGATCTTCGCTTGGATTATTACTAATCCCATGTCTATCTGCTGTTTGTGAAGCAGTAAGTTCTTTAAGCGAAAAGTTTTTGCTTAGTTGCATTTAATTTATCCTTTGCATTTAGTTTTATTTTCTTCAAGGTTCTTACATCAAACCATAATTTAGATGATCTGTCGTTTCTTCTTTTTTCTTCAACTTCATTCACCGCTCTTTTTAGTTCTTTATGATGAGTTTTCACTTCTAACATATTTACCCCCTTGTAAGTTTTAACAATTTGTCCATCTGAGCCTTGATAATTGGTCCTCTATTTGGCCAATGTATATAAGGTTCATTAGACTTTGAAAGATTATATAAAAAAGGTAACATAATCTTTTCAATCTCTTTAAATCTTGCTGTAGTATCAGCGTCCTGTATATCTTTGTTAACAGATTCTCTCTCTGCTACAATCTGCATAACCTCATTCATAGCAGATTTTATATCAGATACATCTGATTTGATTTTTGCTAATTCTAGTGGGTCAGCACTTGACTGACTTGTTGTTTCTTCAACTGGTTTTTTGGATACAGGAGTAAAACCAAAGTCAACATCTGTATCAAACTCTCTCATAAAATCAGGTATGTCTGCCATAGTTATTCTCCTTGCTTATGTTGGGTTTTAATTACTTGATTTAATAAGGTTGTGTAAGGATTAAAGCTATAATCTTTTACCCCACAACCTGTTAGTAGTATTAGCGTTGGCAGGACTATAAGTCCTGCCCGCATTGTATTGTACAATGAGCGGATTGACTTATTAGACTCAGGTATACGACCGTTGTTGTTCAGTTGCTCGCTCTGTACCCATATATTATTTATTTTTTGCATTTTGTCTAGCACGGTGTTTTTTAATTACTTGTTCCGTCTTAATATCTTTAATACTTTTCTTACCATGTTCTCTTCCAAAGGCACTTTGTGGGTGTGCTTCTGCGATTTTTGATTGCACTTCTTTCCATCCTTGATCATGTCTATAACTCATACCACTAACACCTGCAACAATATTAACACTTGTAATCTGTTGTTTTACATGCTTGTTCTTTTTAAGATATGATTCCATTTCGCTTATTGACATCATGTCAGTAAACTCTTTACCAGTTTTGGTATTCTTAAATGTGTATAGAGGCATTTATTTTAAAGTTAGATGAAATAGTAATTGATTTGTTGCTAAAAGCATATCCTCTAATACACTTTCTAAATCCATTTGACCTTGCACTTTTGGATGCTGTGCTATCTTATTAATTCTAGCAACTTGTTTCTGCACTTCACCTTTTACTTGACTATTATCAGCATAGTTCATTATGCCAGGTCTTAATTCTGCACTAAACTTAATTCTAGTACCTGATTTACCTTGCCAAGTTTCTACAAACTCGTCATTTAGTTTATTAAATTTTTCATAATATTCACCTGTTGTTTCATGCTCAGAATATGACTCTGTTTGCCAATGATAACTTTGAATATCATTCAAAAAGTTCATGTTTAATTGTATAAAATCTGTTATGTTATTCATATTATTATTTAGTATTTGCTATATCTACTATCCTCTGTATTAAACTGCCTAGACCATTCTGTCTTTGCATAGTTAAAAGTTCTCTAACGCCTAAAGGTAAAAAGTCTTCTATAGTTAAACTAGCAACTTCGTCTTTAGGACAACCATTGCATAGGTCAGTAACTAACTTTGCTGTACCTTTTGTTATAAATGCGTCAGCGTCAATCTTATATATCATTGTATTATCTTCTTTTGCACCACCAATCAACCATAGATTACTAGCACATCCTCTTATCTTATTATCATCTGTTTTAACTTCATCTGGTAATTGTTCTACGTCTTTGGCAATGTCTATTAAATAAGCAAGTCTATCGTGTCCTTGCAACATTTTTAGGTCTTCGCCTTTTTGTTGTATTCTTTCTTTTATCATCCTTCTTACCAAATATTCTGTCGTAATTATCTTTGTATAGTTGAGTAGGTATCCTACTTTTACCGTCCCACTTACCTGGCATTTTGTTCTATACCTTGTTTGAACCAATCAGGCATAACTGCACCATGTTTTTCCCATTTAGCAAATCTTACTTTTTCTAATATGTAATACTTACGATACGAACCTACAACATCGCCTGGTATCTTACAATGATCAGGCATTGCTGGTGTAGCGTCTGTAGCAACTACATTCAATGGTGCATTTTTAGGTGGGTGTTTTAGTAGATCGGCAAGTTTAGTTATTGATACATGGTCTTTATCTTTTTGCCATCTTAATTTGTATTCTTCGTTAAGTGCTATGAAGTGTTTAAATAACCATGTGTAATTATATGCTGACTTTAGTACCCATTGTGTACTAGGATGGCCTAACCAACCTGCTTTGTATATGATTGCTTCTTCGTTAGAGTTATCTAGTCGCCATCTTTTAATCTTACGACCATTCTTTGTAGTATCAAAATATTCTGTG